AGATAGAAGGCAATAACATTATCGATTCAGGAGCGTAACCATGTTTTTTGGTGGAACTCCTTTTGCAGTAACCACATTCGGTGGTAACACAGTACCTCAAAATGCTGTAGTCAATGTTACAGGCAATAGATTTAATATTGCAGTTGGTAACGTAGTTGTAAATGCAAACGCAGCTATCAATGTAACAGGCAACAGGATTAATATAGGTAACAGCAGTGTAACTGTTGTAGGTAATGCAATTGTCAATGTTACTGGAAACAGATTAAATATTAACATTGGTAATGTAACTGTAACTGGAGATGCGAACGTTGATGTTACAGGTAATAGAAGCAATATTTCTACAGGAACTGTAACAATTATTGCAGATGCAAACGTATCACCTACAGGAAGTAGAGTAAATTTATCAACAGGTCAGGTATCTATAAGAGCATGGGCTGATATAGATCCAGGTGCTTCACAGACATGGACACCAATAACAACGGGGGCAACAGGAACTTGGGTTGAAATAGATCCTTTACCAGTGCCACCAAAACCTTGATTCTGTTGAAAATTAATATAATATGTAATATAAGGAGAATAATATGGCATCAAGTACATCAAGTGACCTAAAACTAGAACTCATAACAACAGGTGAAAAGTCTGGTACATGGGGATCAATTACAAATACAAATCTACAGATATTAGAACAAGCAGCATCAGGATATTTATCTTTAGATGTAGCGTCTTCAGATGTAGCTTTAGCCTTAACTAGCTTTCAAACATCAAACGGTAAAAATTTATATTACAAACTAACTGGAACTCTAGCAGCAAATAGAACTGTGACTATGCCAGATTCTGCTGAAAGAGTATTTATCATAGAAGATGCAACAACAAGATCAGCATCACATTATACACTAACAGTTAAAACTGTATCAGGAACAGGAGTTACAGTTCCTGTAGGTGCTAAAATGGTTTTATATTCAGATGGCACAAATGTAAAGTCAGGACCAATTACAAAAGGTTACAACACAATAACTTCTGCATACACAGCTGTTGCGGGTGATCAAATTTTTGCAAATACAACAAGTTCAACAATTACAATTACATTACCAGCTTCTCCAGCTGTAGGTGATGAAGTTACAATTATAGATGCAAGAGGAACTTTTAACTCAAATAATTTAACAGTAAACAGAAACAGTCAGCCTATAAATTCTGCTACATCAAACTTAACTTTAACTACAAATGGTCAAGCTATTACTGTGGTTTATGTAGATGCTACAAGAGGTTGGGCATTTAAAACAAATACAGCGTAAGGAGCTAACAAGATGGCTCTTGTTGATTTTAAACTACTTCCTGGAATAGATAAACAAAATACAACTGCAGGTGCAGAACAACGTTGGATTGATTCGGACAACGTAAGATTTAGATATGGCTTACCTGAAAAAGTTGGTGGATGGCAATCTCCAGTTAAAAAATCTTTGGTAGGTGTTGCAAGAGCAATGCACGCTTTTGTTGATGTAACAGGAAAAAAATATGTTGCAATTGGTACAGATAAATTTTTACTTTTATATTACGAAGGTGATCTTTTTGATATTACACCTTTAAGTTCAGACTTAGGTTCCACAACTATTACAACAGTTTCTAGTTCGCCTTTAGTTACTTTAACATCTAGTAATCATTCACTAGAAGCAGGAGATATTATTTCTTTAGCTTCAACAACTTTACCAAGTGGTACAGGTTTTTCTGCATCTGATTTTGATAATAAATTATTTCAAGTAACATCTGTTGTAGATGCAAACAATTTTAAAATAACACAAAGCAGCAACGCTTCAGGCAATGCAGGTCCAGGAGGCAGTGTGACTGTAACCCCTTATGTAAAAATAGGACCACAGACTCAAACACAAGGTTATGGATGGGGCACAAACACATGGGGAGCAAGCACATGGGGAACTGCTTCAACAATTAGTGACATAACTCTAGAACCAGGCCTCTGGAGTCTTGATAACTTTGGAGAAGTCTTAATTGCAACAATTGCAAATGGTCAAACATTCACATGGAATGCAGGTGCAAATAATCCTACAACAGTTAGGGCATCCATTTCTACATCAGGTTTTACAACAACAAACAATCCAGCCATCTCAAGATTTACAATGGTATCTCCAACAACAAGACACTTAGTGCATTTTGGAACCATTATACCCACGCCTCAAGGATCACCGCCAAATCAACAAGATAACATGGCTGTAGTATTTTCTGATCAAGAGGATATTAATACTTTTTTACCA